TATAGTTTCTATAAGCTCTTAGCCATCGTTCTTCATCCCCTTCTCTGGCATCTTCTGCTCTTTTAAATCTCTCTGATACAAACGAAACAACCGCATTAGACGACTCAAAGATTTTATCTTCTGCATCTTTTGCGGCTACTACGTTGTCTGTCTCAAATGATAGGTCGTCTATTTCTGCCATATTTAATATCCAAAGCTGGGATCAGCCGCTTGAAAGCCTGATCGTTGTGTTGCTGGGTTAAAGTCCCAAATAGAACTTCTAGGTCTTGTCATAATACCATAACGTAAGGCATCATATAAGTGGTCTTCTGAGTTCGTATCTACATCTTCTGGATTACGTTTATCTAATGGTATAGCTGGTAGTTGTGCTATTGTGTTTGTACACGTAGACATAAACACTAGTCTAGGTTTTTCAGTAAACTCATCAACCTGTAATCTTCTGTGTAGTTCATTCTTTCCTGATACTCTAGATCCCTTTGATCTATCTGAGGGCCGCCATCTGCAACCTTTCATATTCATCTGTTCTGCTAGGCTTGGTCCTGTGTCGCCCCTGTTGTGCCATAGTGAACTATCAAGTACACCATATCGTATTGTGCCATCTTCTTTTTCTGCATCTAATACCATGTCAGCTAAATCTGTTGCTGTAACTTTAGAACAATAGAGTTCTCTATAAATAACTAATGAATCATCTGGAGCTACTGCTAACCAAAGAACTCCTGTGTGGCTACCATATCCATAGTCACAAGCTCTAAACTTAGTCCAATTCGTTGGTATCTTGTATGGATCAACTACATGTATCTTTCTGTTAAACTCAGGGAATGCTGCACCTTCACTAACATCCCAGTTACCTTCTAGTAATTGTTTTCTTTGATGCTCTGGTAAAGACAAAAGCATAGCTTCATAGTCGCCACTTTCGGCTAAGTATGGATTGTCAAACAAACTAGCAGGTATAAATCTGCGTTTAAATAAGGGTTGTCCTTCTTTAGTGTGTCCTTTAGGAAAACGTATTTCTTCTCCTGTCTCTATGTTTGTAGCCCAGAAAGGTTCTCTTGAAGGAGATGGATCTATAAACATTTTTTTAACCCATTGATGTCCTATCCCACCAGGGTTAGTTGTGGCTCTCATATACAAACCTAGTTCGGCTGCATGTGCGCTACGCAAACGAGATCTCATATAATCCCAAGCGTAGGGCGATCCCCACTGAGTTAATTCGTCAAAACCGATCCAATTAAACGCTTGACCTTGATAACGTGTAACGTCCATATCTTTGTCGAGGTAAGACATCCAAAGTCTACCACCTCTAGGGGCGATCCATTGACTTTTCCTCTCAGACCATTTGATACCTGGTACTGCACGAGGGTATAGTTCTTGGCTTTTTTGAATAAGCTCACGGAGTTCCTCAGTTGTGTGTCTGACTAGTAGCCCTCCAAAGTTAGGGCTATTTAATCCATGTAATGGATCAGCTAACATAGCGTATGATTTTCCACCACCTGCAGCTCCACCATAAAGAACCTCTCGTTCTGATGAAGATAAAAAATCTGTTTGTGGTCCAGCGTTGGGCTGAAAAACTATGTCTTGTGCAACTTCTGTGTCAAACGGTGCAGCCATCGGGACTGCAGGAACTATCTTAACTTCTTCTTTTTTTATTTTTGGAGTAGGCTCCAACACAACCTTCTTCGAGCTTTTCGATCTCTTGTAGCGTTTCTTCGAGGCGTTGGGCAAGTCTCTTTTTAATTGTAACTGCTTTCTTACGTTTTCGCTCAATTTGTATTCTCTTCTTTAAACCCATGTGGGAGATAGTTCTCCCTGTTTGTCGTGTTAGCCACTGAGCTACATCTCTTATACTATATTGTTTTAAATGTTTCTTAGCAAGTTCTAAAGCATCTAACTCTTCTGGTATAGGCTCAAGTAACCTTTCATTGTCTGGGTTTACTTTATACCCGAAAGGAACATAACGAAAAGATACTCTAGCTATTGTGTGCCAGTTTCTTTCCTCTCCTCTAGGGGGTTTAGGCAAAACCCAGTAAGTAGGATCATCTTTTTTTATTCGTTTTTACCTTCTTTAGCTGGTAATATAAATACTCCACCTCCAGAAGAGTTTACATCAACACGTTCTACTTTACCTAATCCTGCTCGATCTAATAAATCTTTAGCTGCTGACATTTTATCTCTGATGCCTAACTCAGTAGGATCATATAGAGCATTCGTCATAGCCATTGCTGCTTTAGGTGCTGTACGAGCAAAGTAAGAACGAGTAGCCTCCGATATCTCGTCCTTCAATGATTCAACAACTAATCTTGTTGCAGTGCTGTCACTATATCCAGCTATCTTCTTAGCTGTAACTACATCACCATTAGCTTCATCAAATAAAACTTCAAGAAACTTTTGTTGATTTTCTGTTAGCTGTCTAGCCATTATCTTTTTTCTTTCCTGCCATATAGTTAGGTACGTCTGGCTCTTTCCTTTGACGCTTTCGTAAGATCTTTAAAATGAACCACGGTTTTAGAACCTTTAGTATGAGTTTTACCAGAGTGTACGGAACCATCAGGCATTTTATGAGTACCCCCATTATACTTTCTCCCATCTTTAAAATAGTGTTGTACGCCTTTTGCCATACTATTTCTTACCTTTTTTCTTTACCATACCGCCTTTATTCATATAACCCATTTTGTTACGTACAGCTTTAGGTAGTTTCTTTAGTCCTGCTTGCTTAGGTGTAGGTTTTTTAAGAGCCATATTTTTATCCTTTAGCTTCTAGCTTTTCTATTTGGTGGATTAGATGCGCCAGCTTTAGCCATACCACCTTTTTTGTAGCCCATAGTTTTTTTAGCCATGCCACCGCCCATGTAACCCATAGACTTCTTAGCCATACCGCCACCCATCATCTTCATAGGTTTCTTAGCCATACCACCGCCCATGTATCCCATAGCTTTTTTATCTTTTTTCTTCATGCCCATCATTGTGTTTAAGCCTTTCCTGCTTTTTTGTTTCGTGGGAACGATCTATTTTTAGATGCTGCTCTCACCCTTAAATTAGTTTTTCTATTATCTAGTGGATTACCATTTTTATGATCTACGTCTTTACCGTCCCCTTTTCTTACTAAGCCAGCTTTCATAGCCATACGCCTAGCTTTATTTCGAGAAGTACGTTTCTTTACTTGCTCAGGTCTGCTTTTATAATTAGCGTTTTCTTTTTTGTAATTACGTGTAGCCATTTTTAAGTGTTTACCTTTGTTCTATCGTAATCCCAATGTACACATTTTGTATCAACAACTAATAAGTCAGGAAATTTTTGTACTAAGTAGGGCAAACCTACATTAGCCATTCCTGAATAACATTCTTGTTCTGTTTCAAAAATAGGACCGCCATATGAGGCACATTCCATTGTATACATAGAACACATAAGAACTAATGGTGTAAACATCTTACCATTTTACTTTGTTGGCCCAGTATGCTGCACTCATTTTACCTTTAGCTATGTTCTTACCGTGTCTAGCCTTAAAAGATTTAGCTCTCTTAGTCATTGTGCGGTCACCTGTCTTACCTTGTTGCCCAAAACGTATAGTTTTTATCTTGTCACCATCTTTAGCGACAACTACATGAGACTTCTTAGGGTGCGAGGGAGTTCTTTTAGCTTTATTGAAGCCCGATACACCTGCCCTAGCTAATCTTGGGTCTTTAGCCATGCTTAGTCTCGCATCATCATAGACATATAGTACATTGGATCTTCTGGCTGTGTCAAGTTATCTATTACTTCTTTTTGCATACCTTTATCGCCTCGTAAATCTTTATTACCGAAGCGTTCTGACGTGCGATCTGGTTTTTCGTGGTGTCCACTGCCTACACAACGGAAGTCTTTCATATTTTTTGTAGAATAAAACATATTAATTTCCTGCTAATGGGTTAAGTAGAGCTTTTTTAATCTTATCGTCTAGGTTTTGCTCTAAAGTTTCTATCTTTTTGTCTAAACGATCTATTTTTGCGTCCATTCTGACTTCAAAGGCATTAATTATGCCTCTAACGTCCTCAATGTTTTGCCGATTTCGTGCTTCTTGTTTCGACATATCAGCTTCAATTTGTGACATCATAGTTTTTACTTCTAAATCCTGGGCATCTATGGCTGTTTCAACATCATCTATATCTAATTCGATACGATCTTCTTGTTGATCCATAGATGTCTTAACAGAATTTAGTTTTTCTTCTACTCGAAGCTCTGTTGCGTCTATTAATCCTTCAATAGCTGCAACATCGTCCTTTAATCGTGTCTCTTGTTCTTCTACTGTAGCCTCAACTGCAGCTAGATCATCTTTTATGCGTTGTTCTTGCTTGTCCATACTTGATTGTATGCTCGTCAAGTCTTCTCGAAGCTCAATCTTTGAATCGTGGACACTAGCGGAGACATTAGCTACAGATGCTTTGATTGAATTGACTTGTTCTCGTATCATTTCATTAACGAGTAGGTCAGCTTCTTTAAGATTGTTGAACTGTTCACTAATAACAGCTAACTCACCCTCAACCATAAGCATATGATTTTCAATGTACGACAGATCAGGAGATACAAAGTTAGCTATTTTCTTTTCCATAGAAAGATAACGCTGATATGCCTCGAATCCACCCCAGAGTCCACCAATTATTGTACCTAGTAATGGAATAATGAGTAGGAGCTTTGACCCTCCTACCTTAATACCTTTATATTCTACTTCAGCCATTAGACTTTCCTATACGCCCTAGTTTTTTTAGATATTCTTTTAGGTTGTTTGCTAAACTGCTTACCCTTTTTAGTATCTTGTCTTTTTTTTCGGGTAGTTGCAGCATACTCACTGCTAGATAAAGATTTAATGGCACTAGTCGGTAAATACCTTTCACCAGTTTTGCTAGAGGGTTTACCACTTTTAGTACGCCATTTCTGTTTTGTCCAAGATTTTAAACTCTGCTGACTAGGCTTGAGTGCCACTATTTGTACCCTCCGCCTTTAGCTT